CTATAAATCGCCTAGTATAAAACTCTGCAAAATTACGGTGTTTCTGAATTAAAAAGTCTACCTCGTCCTTAGTAGCTTGCTGTGCATTTTCGCTAGTATGTTTCTGTAAACCCCCTTGGCTAATAGTAAAACTACTAAAAGGAAGATAATCTACCATTGAAAAATGTATTAGCATAGGCTGCAAATAATTTTTTAATAAATCGTCTAAGTCTGTACTAATTGTGTCCGCTAATATAGCATTGCTTACTTGCTCATATAAAGCCGTACCCATATAAATTTGTAGGTGTTGGATTTGCGCCAAATTCACGAACTGTATAAACGTGTCCGTGTCTACATTTCCGTTTATAATTGTGTTTTTTACTAGGTCTGTCCTATTTATAAAAAGTGCTGTTGCCATAGTTTTAGTATTTCCAATAATCGTTACTAGAGTCTGCTATCTGTGCTACCTCTCTAGGGTTTGCTTCTATTCTCGCCTCGTCTCTTAAACTAGGGTCTATAGCTATAATTAAACGCCTCGCTTCGTTTACTGTTATTCTTTTATTATTTTTCTTTAAATAGGTACGTCGCTCGAAAAAATGTTTACAGTTAACCCCGCCTTTAAAAAGGAAAATATTATACGGTGTACTCTTATTGTGTTGTAAGGTTTTATTTACTTTTTCAGAAGCCCCGTTTCCGTTAAAATTAGGGTTGTCGCTATCTAAATCTTCTACTCTGTAAACTTTAGACGCTTTAAGCATATCGTTACAAAATTCTCGCTCGCCTATGCTAGACCCTGCGTAAACATATCGCACCTTTATAATACTCGTGTCTTGGTTGCTTTTTTTATTAGGTGTACTACGTACTGCGCTAGCTAAATTTAATGAATTATGTAATTGTTTGTCGTATTCATTCGACGGTCTCGAGTCTATAAGTTCCCAATTTTCTAAGTCTTCGTCTTCGCCAACTTCTGCTAGTCTATTTAATACAGCCTCTTTTACCTCTTCTGTTAATTCCGGTGTACTATCTTTTTTATCTAGGTCTGTATGATTTTGGCACGGCATAAACCATTTTGTATCGTCGTCTTCTATATGTTCGTGGTAACCCATACACCCTAAAGCGTTAGCTCTATTCTCTGCCTCTTCTATAGTTTTATAAGCTTCTTTACCGTCAATTACTTTTAACTCGCTTACGTCGCTTTTAAATTCCTTTTTCTGTCCTGTTTGCTCTTCTACCTCTTCGACTGTAGTTGCATTTTCTAAATCTATAAATTCTAAAGGTTGTAAAGTCTTTATATATAGGTTTAAGCTAATTTCATTGTATGCTAGTACTTCGTCAAACGCTCGTAAGATTAAATCTTGAAATGGTCTTATAATTGAATTATCAAAAAGTATAGAGGCGTTTTTTAGCTCGTCTGCATTTGACCCTAAGCCCGACTCTTTATTTATACCTAGTAATAACGGGCTAGTAATTCTGTGTGAAATTATTATTTTCTGCGAGCTTTCAGTACTTAAAAATTGGTATTGTTGGTGTGCATCCGAAAGCTGTATAGTTTCTACGGTTGCTGCCTCGTCTGCCGAATTGTTAAAAGCTAAAATAAAGCGTCCACTATTAGACGTACCTACGTATTTAGAATAAATTTTATTTTCTATTTCTCTTTGCGTGTCCTCATCCGGTACGCCACTATTCATATTTAAAAGTAGCGACGGATTCATACCGTTTTTTAACGAATTTAAATGAAAATTGCTTATTTCGGATTCCATTTCGATATATTGAGTTCCGCCTTGGTAATCGACGGGGCTATAGTAGTAATAGCCTGATTTATAGGGCTTTACGAATAAAATCTCTATATCTTCGTCAGAAAAACCATAGGCGGGTATTCTTTTTAAATCGTCTGACGTTCTTACGTCGTTCCAATCTGCTGCATAATAGTATGCCTCAATTTCTCCGTCTTCGTTACATTTTTCTGCCCGTAAAGTTTCTACGGGGTAATGTTCTACTTGTACAATTTTAGTTCTGTCTTGGTTGTAAATAACCTGCATAGAACAGCCACCGAAAAGTTTTAAATCTATAGCTAAACGGCTTAGTGTTTCGTTAGAAAATAGCTTTTTCATTACCGCATAGTCGTTAGGTTTTTTACTACTATCTGTAGCATCTAAACCTCTACCCGCTATAAGTTGTGCTATACCGTTTATAGCCGCTGAATTTGTAGGGCTACCATTAAATAAATCTAGCAAATACCCGTAATAATCATTGTCTTGCCCGTATTTTACAAAGTTCTTATTTTGCTCCTCGCTTATAATAGGGCTTGTATAAGTCCCTAAATTTACAAACTTTAAACTAGATTTGTTTTTAGTAGGTGTTGACTCCTTTTGATTATATTTTTTTATTTGTTTTCTCATAATACTACGTAGTCGTTATTTCTTGTATTTTCTGTTATATAAACGCCTTTATTTATGTTGTATTCTTTGTCAAGTGTTTGGTTTATTTCTTGCGCTGTGCAAAAAGCTAAATCTATATAAATTGATTCGCTTATAGGGAATTCATAGTCCCACGTATTTTCGTTTAATTCCCACAAAATAGGGCAACTATTCCAATAAGCATCGGGCGTATCTTGTCTAATATCGTAAAAATGACCCTCGACTAAATCAAATACACCTGTAACTTGTAAATAGTCCCCTACCTGTACTATAGTAGGGCTGTATACAATAGTTTCGTTTGTTGTATCGTCTCTAAATAAAATAGCCTCTACCGTTACATAATCACGTGGTATAAACTTAAATGTTTGCGGGTCTGTTGTTGGCTTTAAAACTATCATACTTATATAACGTAGTTTTTAAAGTTTTTGCATAAAAAAAGGGGCAGCCTATTGACTTACCCCTAATATAATTAGCTAATATTATTTTCGCCTTATGCGGGCTGAATTTGTGATGCGCTAGCATTACCTGTAACTACAGTACTTAATACAAAATAAGCCGGTAGTGTTTCCTGTGCTGAAAAAGTTAAACCCGAAAATCCGCTTAAATCGCCATAGGCTTGTCCGGTAGTAATTGAACCGCCCGAGCTTTGTACCCCGTTGGTTGCGCCCATTAAAAAGAAATTATTGTTGTAATCCTCTATAAAAATGCTAGTTCTACTTTTAATTAAATCTGTTAACTCATTTTGAGAGGCTAAATCTAATTTTTTTAATGTCATTGTTAGAGTCTGCTCGTAAAAAACCGAACCGTTTTCTGCTGACGCTGTTACTGCCTGCTCTAGTCCGTTGCTAGATTCTAAATCATACTTATATAGGTCTACTGCTCCGTCGTTCCCTATTGCTGTTACTTCGCCGCCTACTATCGTTAAATCTCCTATAGAGCCGAAAGGTGCTGCATAAATTGCCTTTATACCCCCAACTGAAGAGGTACACGGTAAAGCTCGCCCAATACTTAGTGAATTACACGCCATTGTTTTATGTTTTTTATTTAAACCAAAAAAGGGTAAATAGGCTTATAGCTTACCTACCCTATTTAGTTATTATTAATTATTATTATGCTAATTGATATAGAACTACGTCCTCTGTAACTCCAATTTGTACACCACTTTGAAACCTTAAAACGATACGTACATTATCGCTACCGTCAACGTCTGCGAGGTCAATAATTTTTGCTTGGTTTGAGTCCGCAATTAAAGCTGTACCGTAAAATAAATTACTTTTTTCTGCTGCTATAATTGAATTTACGGGCATACCGGGTGCTTTAAATATTTTGATACCCTCGAAAGTTAAACCTCCGTTTTCGTACCATAAAGAACCTTGTTGGTCTACACCTCCGCCACCTACTGCGCCGAAACCACCTAAGCTACGAACGTATGCCTTAAAAGCTACCGTTGGTAAATATAAATGTAAATCTTCTTTTCCGTATACTTCCGGCTTAATTGCGTCAACAATTTTTCCTAATTCCGCAACAATCGTAGCAGAATCAAAAGTTGTTGCTGCTGTAACTACGTCTACTACTCCTGCGTCTGAAACTGCTAAAGGTACTAAACCTGTAAACTCTCCTGCTAAAGCTGCGTTACCACTCCAAATATTATTCTCTGTAGACTCTGCTACTTTAGCAACTACGTGTGCCATTAAATAATCTGCAAATGATGTAGGTAAATTTTTGTAAGCACTAGCACCCATTTCTAAAGCTAAATAGTCAGATAAAAAATCTTTCTTACAAATTTGTAAATTTACTTGAAAAGGCTCTACTTCTAAAACTCTTTGCGTCAAATTGATTTGGTCTGCTGTTACAACAAAGTCGCAAGTTGCATCTGTTACCAATCCTGTACTAGATAATTTTTTTACTACCTCTTTGTACTTTACGTTTGGCTTAATTGTAATTCCGCCTTTATCTAAAGTGTCTCCACTCAACAAAGCTGCTGAAATTATTTCGCCTAGGTACTGCCCCTCATAACTCGTTGTAATTGTCCCTACCGAACCGTTACCTGTAATGTCTCTTAATTGTGTTCTTTTTTTCATTCTGTAATATTTTAATTTTGATTAAATAATTTGTTAAATACTCTGTCTTTTGTTGTATGTGTTCCTGCGTTTTGGCTGTATAATGTTTGAGCCGCTTTTCTGTTTGCTGTTTCCGGATTGTGTTTTAATGCTTTACTAGCCGGTGCTTGTCTACTCATTTTTTGCTTTTCGTCTTCTTTTTCGTCAG